AATTCAAGAGAAGAAATTATGGATACAATGAAAACTTTAATTGCTGCTACAGATTTTGATGGTGCAGAAGGTCAGTTTTTTATTGATTCATTAAATGACCTATTAGGAGAAGAAGAATGAGAGTACTAGATAAATATCCAGCAGTTAAACAACAATTAAAAGAAATTTATGAAAAAGAATTTTTTGACAACATTGTAGGTTTAACTGATGCTCAAGCAAATTATATACAAAGAGAAGAAGCAGAGATCTCTAGAACTGAAAGAGATTTTCTATTCTTAAAAGAAAATACAAGTCATTGGAAAAAAATGCTTTCTGATGATTGCGAAGATAAGCACAGTACAATATATAAAGCTTATGTGGACCTCTTTGGATTGCCTGAGGGATTAAACATAGATTAAAGATAGCTATCGTGGGTAGTCCACACGATAAAGTTGAAATCTGTCAACAAGGAAGTATAGACTTAAGTAGTCGGCTTCCTTGCTGACAAGCCCTCCCATCAACGCCTATCTCTTCGGAGATAGGTGTATATACTATTATTATGGAAGATCCTAAATTTCAAAAACTTCTTGAAGAGAAGAAGGCAAAAGACAAAAAAATAAAACTTCCTAAATTACACGAAAACCAAAAAATAGTTTCTGAGTCTGAAGCTCGTTGGAAAATACTTTGTGCAGGTAGAAGATTTGGAAAAACAAGATTAGGTGTCCAGTCTTGTTTAGAAGTTGCATTAGAAGGTAAAAGAGCTTGGTGGGTAGCACCAACATTCTCAATTGCAAGGGTTGGTTGGAGAGATATTATGTCAGCAGGATATGATCTTGGCTCTAAAGTAGGTGTTGATGTAAAAATGGGGGACATGACAGTTAATTTTGCCAATGGTGGTTTTATTGCTGTTAAATCTGCTGACAATCCACAAAGACTTCGTGGAGAAGGTTTGGATTTCCTGGTTATGGACGAGGCTGCTTTTATTAAAGAAGAAACTTGGACTGAGGTTCTTAGACCTACCTTAACTGAAAGAAAAGGTTCTGCTTTATTCATTAGTACACCTCGTGGTATGAACAATTGGTTCTATCGTTTATGGCAAGACGCAGATGATAGAGCGGATTGGGCTAAGTTTAAATTCTCTACAGTAGATAATCCTGCAATTGATCCTGAAGAATTAGAAATGGCAAAGCAGGAAATTGGTTCTCTGACATTTGCACAGGAGTATGAAGCAGAATTTGTAAATGAAGGAACTCAGCTTTTCAAATCAGATTGGTTTAAATACTATCAACCTGCTGTTCGTGGTGCCAAAATAGATGGTTTCTTGTATGAATTTGATAATATGCCTAAGTTTGCAACTGTTGACTTAGCAACTTCTACCAAACAAACTGCCGACTACACAGTATTTACAGCATTTGCACAAGATCCTGTAGAAGATAAATTGTTTGTCGTTGATATGTTAAGAAAAAGAATGGAAGCTCCAGACATAATTCCTGCAATGAAACAGTTCTATAAAAAAAATAATCTTGATTGGATAGGAATTGAACGAGCAGGATTTCAGTTATCGATTATTCAGTTTGCCAGAAGAGAAGGAATCCAAGTCCGAGAGTTAAAAGCTGACAAAGACAAACGCAGTCGTGCCATACCTTTGTCTGCTAAAATGGAAGGTGGACAAGTATTCTTTCCTGATGACCCAATGGTTGATTGGGTACACGAAGCTGAAAGAGAATTATTGACTTTTCCCTTAGGAGCACATGACGATATTGTTGATACGCTAGCTTATGGTGTATTAAACTTAACTAAGAGAGTGAATTGGAAAGCGTACTAGATGGCAGAAAATAAAAGTTTTTACAGACGAGCAGTAGAATATCTTCAGGCTCCACCACAAAGAACACAACAAAAAAGTTTTTTAGGATCAACCTCTTCGGTTGATTCAAGTATCTATGGATACAATACACAATCAGGTTTTATGCCTGACAAACTCATTAAAGAGATTGGAGATGGAACAGGCAACTCTGCTGTAGTCGCTTGTTTGAATGTACTCTCTACTTCATTCGCTGAACCAAGACTAAAAGTTTATAGAGAGATAGGGGATTCAGATTATGAAATGGTTGATAGCCACCCTGTAACTACTTTAATTAACAGACCTAATCCTTACACTTCAGGTTCTTTATTAGCACACTACATTGTTACAGCACTAAATGCTGAAGGCGATGCTTATTTATTGAAGAACAAAAATAAAGCAGGCAGAGTTATTGAACTTGTTCCTCTTATGCCTCACTACATAAAACCAAGAGGTAACGAAAAACAATTAATTACTCACTACGAATATTATGTTAAAGACTCTAACTCACTCAACCAAAATGAATTTGTTGTAATCCCTGCAAATGACATTGTTCATATTCGACAAGGTGTTGATCCTAATAATCACAGAAAAGGATTTGCACCACTTAAAGCTGTATTAAGAGAAATTTTAGGAGACGAGGCTGCAGGTCAGTACGCAGCTGCTTTGTTACACAACATGGCAGTACCTGGTGTTATTCTTTCTCCTAAAGATGACGCAATGGGTGGACCTAGCCAAGATGAGGCTGAAGCGATTGCTCAAATATACAAACAAAAATTTGGTGGTTCTAATAGAGGAGCACCAATGATACTTACAGGTGCAATGGATGTAAAAGTAGTATCTTGGTCTCCAGAACAATTAAACCTTAACCAACTAAGGAGATTGCCTGAGGAAAGAGTTTCTGCAGTTTTAGGTGTCCCAGCAATTCTCGCTGGACTCGGAGCTGGACTGGAATCGGCGACATACAACAATACGAGAGAATTGAGAGAGTTCTTTACTGAACAAAAACTTATTCCTCTATGGCAAACAGTAGCTAATGAAATTACTCATCAGTTATTGCAATCAGACTTTACTGCAGATCCAAAAATATTATGTAAGTATGACCTTAATGAAGTTAGAGCTTTGGATGTAGATAAAGGCGAAATATTTAAAAGAATGCAAACAGGTGTTACAGGTGGTTGGATAACAGTAGCTGAGGCTAGAAAAGCTGTTGGTCTTGAATTTGGAGATGAACATGATGTGTTTTTACGACCACTCAACCTCGAACCTACATTACCTGAAAATTATAACAAGCCATTAGTAATGGAAGAACCTAAAGATGAGCCTGAAGATGAAATGGGCGAAGAACCAAATCCTAGAGAGGAAGAAAATGAACTGCTCATGGCTGATGGATATGACGAAGCCATCACAATTAAAGCTGTATTAGATACAACGAGTACAGAAGCTGAAGTTACAAGAGAAGGCAACATTGTTATGACACCAACTTATCTTGATAATGAAAAAGCACCTGCAATATCAGAAAAAGTCAAAAAAACTTTAAAAGACAAAGTAGCAAAACACAATGCTTCTAATCCTAAATACAGAGCTACTTATGGAATGTTAGCTGCAGTATTTAGAAGAGGTGTCGGTGCTTATCGTACTAACCCTGCCTCAGTGAGAGGTAATGTTACAAGTGCAACCCAGTGGGGAATAGCTAGAGTGAACGCTTTTATAAAAGGACTTAAAGGTTCTTTCCCAAGAAAACCATTTGACCAAGACTTACTACCTGCAGGACATCCAAAAAGTTCTAAAGGTATTGAACTTATTGACGAATTAAAAGTATCTTACGAAGAAGCTGAAACATTATTTGAACAGGCTTTTGAAATAGAACCTGAGAATATAAAAGCAGAATCAGTAAAAGTAGGACAAGCTGTTAGTTGGTCAATAAATAAAGATCCTGATCCTCCCTCAACAGTCCATGGAATTGTAGTTTCTGTTTCTAAAGAAAATGCAACAATGAATGTTTGGGCAATCATGGAAGATGGTTCTCACAAGAAAACAGATAGAAATGTTACTATGCCAATTTCTAAACTTACTGTTATAAAAGATTTCAGAAAAGGAGATAAAGCTCCTAATGATGTTACAAATTTTCCAGGCAGTGGCGATAATCAAAAGATAAGTATGTCGAACTCTAAGTTCAGACAGTTCCCTGATTACGCTTATGTTAAAAATCTAAAAGAAAATTATCCTGAGATATGGAGAAGAGCAGGTACAGGTGGAAACCCTCCTACTTCTTTTACAGGAAATGATGCTTTTAGAAATTGGACTAAATACAAAGCAGGAGACCGAAGTGCCTCAGTACTTTCGTGGGTAAAAAGAAGAGAACGATTTATGAATCGACACCAAGGTAACAACCGACTCAATGGAACTATTGCAGTTATGAAGTGGGGTGGTGTTACTAAGTCTGGTGTATCTGCTATGAAAAAAATTGTCAATGAACAAAAGAAGAAAATTGACGAGCGTAAAAAAAAGGCAGAACAACTCGTAGATCAGTCTGTTAAAATAAATAGTACAGAAAGTTAAATTTGATACTGTAGTATCTACAGTATTAATATAGATTAAGAGGTATAGGTTAATGGATAAAGAAATTAAAAGTTTCGACCTCTCCATCAAAGAAGATGGAGAAGAGAAAGGTAGTGTTGAAGCTGTCTTCTCAGTATATAATAATCTCGACAGCGATGGCGATGTTGTAGTTCCTGGTGCTGTCAAATCAGGTTTCAAAGATAATCAAGTTCCAATGGTATTCGCACATAAGTGGGATCAACCAATTGGTAAAGGTGTTATCGTAGAAGGCGAAGATTCTGCTGTGTTTAAAGGTTCATTTTTTATGGACACAGAAGCAGGAAAAGAAGCATATAACTTAGTTAAATCAATGGGCGATCTTCAACAATGGTCTTTTGGTTTTAGAGTCAATGATTCAGAAGTTGGTAAATTTCAAAAAGACGATTCTGAATCTGATGTTCGCTTTCTTAAAGATTTAACTGTTTACGAAGTATCTCCTGTCCTTGTTGGTGCAAATCAAGAAACCTATACCCTTGCAATCAAATCAGGCGAAGATACAGTTTACGAGAAAAAAGAAGAAAAAGAACCTGTTGCTTTTATGGACGACCACTTCACAACAGAAGATGAAGCTATGGCTCGTGCAAAAGAACTAGGTTGTGATGGTATTCACTCTGTCGATAGAAATGGCACTACTTACTATATGCCATGTAAAACTCACGAAGATTATGAAAAAATGTCAGCAGGTAAAGAAGCTGATGTTGAAGTAGAGAATACTGAAGAATCATCTTGCAACTGCGGTTGCAAAAAAGACGCAAAAGAAATGCACTGCTCTTATGGAGATGGTGGCAAATGTGCAAAAGAGATGGAAGATGATAAAAAAGATTTAGAAGTTTCAGAAGACGATTCCAGCGTGTCAGGAAAGCGTTTCTCTGATGAAGTCAAAGATGTGCTTGCTGCATTAGAAGACTTAATCGTTAGGTCCAAAGCTATTGGATTGTTACGAGAGAAAGATGGTAGGAAATTGTCAGAAAAGGCTACACAGGCTTTAAGGGCGATTCAAGAAGACCTTAATGATGCTTGGGAAGAGATTGATGAAGTCATTTCTCAAGTTGGTACTGTCCCAGAAGTAGAAGAAGAAGTTGAAGCTATTGCTGAAGCTGAGGCTACAGAAGTTGAAGCACCTGAAGAAATATCTGAAGATGTTGAAATTGAAGAAGCAGAAGCAGAAGTTGTAGAAGAAGCTACTGAAGAAGTTTCTGAGGAAGAAGTAACTGAGGAAGAAGTTGATGAAGGTATAGACGAAGTAATTCTCGAAGCCCAAGTTAACATTACAGAATCGTTAATAGCCGAACAAGAACTAGAAGAAGAAATTTAAGCTATATAGGAGATTATCGTGTCAGATATAAAAGACCTCCGAGAAAAGCTTGCTGCTAAAAGAGTTGAATTAAAAGAACTTTTTGAATCTGCAGAAGATGGCAAGTACACCTCTGAACAAAAAGAGGAAATTTCCAAAAGAAATGAAGAACTTGCTGGACTTGTAGAACAAGTAAATCTTAAATCAGCTCAAACAAAAAATGAGAAAGCTATGGAAGTAGATTCTCAACCACAAGAGCAAGCTTATCCATCGGAAAAAGCTGCACCTAAAACTCTTGGAGAGCAATTTGTTAATTCAGATGCTTACAATAATTACAAGAGCAATGGTGTAAAAGGCATTGATTCCAAAGCTAACTTTAGCCCAATGGAATACAAAGCATCTCTTACAACCACAGGTTATCCACCAGAGGTTTTAAGAGAACCAGGCATACTTGAAACTGCCTTAAGAGATCCTAATGCTGTTATTAGTTTATTCGATCAAATCGAATCTACTCAAAACGCATTTTCATATCTCGAAGAGACAACATTCTCAGACAGCGTAGCTGTTGAAAAAGCTGAGGGTGCTGCTGTTGCTGAAGGCGAACTTGCTTTCACAGAGCAAACCGAAGCTATCAGAAAAATTGGTGTTTATTTACCAGTTACTGATGAATTGTTGTCCGATGTTGCAGGTATCCAAGGATATGTCAACTCAAGATTACAAACAATGATCCGACTTCGTTTGGACAGCCAACTCCTCGTTGGAGATGGTACTGCTCCTAACTTAGAAGGTATCTTAGATGCAGGTAAAAGTTCTGTAGGTTCCACAGACTTCTCAGCTTACGCAGGTAACTTAGGAAGACTTGGAGCTCTATATGGAGCAATTACCAACATTCGTGTTAACGCTTTCACAGAGCCTGACGCAATTGTCATGCACCCAAATAACTGGAATCAAGTTGTAACAGACTTAACAGGATTCGCAGGTACAGACTCTGCAGGATATGCAGCTAATGTTCCTCTATTCATAGCATCTGGTGCTATGGGTAACGCACCTGTTGCTTCCATTTGGGGATTAAAAGTAGTTCCTACTACTGCTATCACTGAGAACACAGTTCTCGTTGGTAAATTCGGTGGTGGAGAAGCTGCTCATGTTGTTATGAGACAAGGTATTGATTTAGCTGTCTCAGATAGCCACTCAGATTACTTTATTAAGAATCAATTAGCTATTAGAGCAACTATGAGAGTCGGTTTCCCTGTTTACAGGCAAGCTGCTTTCCATAAGATTACAGCTTTCAATAGCTAATAATCAATCGTTTGATAAGGGGTGGTAACACCCCTTATCTAACTTAACAAATTTTTAAGAAGGAAAATAATGTCAGAATTTACAAAAGTTGAAAAGAATGTCTACAAGATGAAAGATGGTTCTATTTGGGAAGGTGTCCCTGCTGATTTACCAAGATCAGGTGCTTCTTTAATTGCTAAAGCAGGAAAAGAATATCCTACAGAATGGTTAAAAGAACAAGGTTGGGGTAAAAAAGCTCCTGCTAAGAAAAAAGCAGAACCTAAAAAATCATCAAAGAAAAAAGTAGAAACTAAAGCTGTAAAACCATCAGAAGATAAGTAGGTCCTAAATGGCACTTTGTACTGTTTCTGATGTAGAGAAAGTGCTAGGTATTGACTTAGGATCAACAGACGAATCTGCAGTTACTAACCTATTCATTCCTACTGTAGAAGATTCTATCGCTAATTACATTGGGTATAACCCAAAATACTCTGCTTCAATTACTGAAATATTTGATGGAGACAAAACAGAAGATTTATTTTTAAGTCGTTCTCCTGTTATCTCTGTATCTTCAGTTACTGAAGATGGCAATGCACTCGTATCAGGTAATGATAATGATTATGTTGTCTATGCTTCATTAGGAAGACTTCGTAAAGTAGGTAGAGAAAAATGGTCTTCTGCTAAATTACAAAACATTACAGTTGTTTATTCTGCAGGTTATTCTGATGACGAAGCATCAGCAGAGGATATTCCAAAAGATATGAAGTTTATCTGTGCAAGGGCTGCAGGAAGACTAATTGTTTCTGCATTATCACTATCTTCACAACAAAGCACAGGAGAAGTAAATACAAACATTGCAGACAATACAACAGATTCAAAATTCCAAATGGTAAGAAATGAAGGAATTGGAGATTACCAGGTTACTTATGAATCTGTATTAGATCAACTTAACGCTGAAGTATTAAATCAAAATGACAAAATGATACTTAACAAGTATAAGAGACAATATTTCACTTCAGCAGGTATACTAGACTAATGAGTGAAATTAATTTTCCAGAGGGTACTAAGCGAGAAGACGCTGTTAATGAACTTATTGATGACGAACAGTTCAAAGAAATGGTGTTAAAGCAATTCAATTATATGCGTATCAAAGGAATTAATCTTGTAGAAGATGCAGATGATATGGTAAATCTTTATCTTAAAATCTGTAAAGCTCTTGATGAATAATGGCTAGATACGACTACAAGTGTTCTAAATGTGAACACATCTTTGAAGTTACCCATTCAATACACGAAGAACCAAAGGTAAAATGTGAAAAATGTAAAGCACTATCTAATAGACAAATTAGCAGTAGGGTTAATCTCTATGGAACTGTTGGCATTGATTGGAATACTGATCCTAGTAAAGTTTCTCAATCTATGAGAGATAAGGCTAAAAAAGCCTCTAAAAGAAAAGTTAAGTTTTAACTTTGTACATTTTGTACTTTAAAGTTATTTCCTCTAATGGTTCTATGTCTCTGTTAGCAATTAAGTAATTTATATTATCTATTTCTAACAAACGACAGTTAGGTGTATCACTATGATTTATAAATCCACCCAATGGCGTTCTAATAGGTTCATTTTCTCTTCCTTTGTTAAAAATATGTGTTTTTCCTAATGAAATATCTTTATGTATTTTTTTAAGTGCAAACAAACCTAGACCTTCTATTTTGCTAGGCATAATAGTTAAACTATCTGGTAAAGGTCTGTAGGTCTTAGACTCCACAATAACCCTCACATTCATCATCGAATAAACTACCTTGAAACTCCTCAGATGATACTTCATCAAAGCTAGCATCTTTCAATGGTATTCTTTCTTTATATAAAAACAATTCACTATCTAATTTATTAACAAATTGGCTTCGTGATCCACTCTCTCTTAATTTTTTATCAAAATTTACTGCGTATTCAAACTCATTTGGGCTCTCATTTTTTAACTTCCTCCACTCTTGTTGGTTGTGATAAGGACATATTATACAAGCTGATCTTGGTGGTTGTGGCATACCCAACTTACCAAAGTATTCTAGGCATTGATGTCTTGATATGTTATTTTCTACTAATGGATAACAGTTTATTTGCCATTTATTAGGTGGGTACTTTGCTCTTTGGATTTCATCAGAAGATATACCCATTACAATTTCAACTACTTTTCCCCTAAGGCTTCCTACTTCTAATATTTCTCTAACTTTTTCTTGTATTGGTCTAATTTTATATCTATCAGTACAGGTTCTTAAAGTAATACCTTTTTTTTCTGTTTCTTTATTTTTTGTGTAAACAGGAATGCTTGCAAAAAACCCAACTTCAGTTAAAAGATCTTCAGCTATATTACCTGTGTTTCTTTCGTTCTTAACAATAATTATTTTAATTTTGTCTTTAACTTTTTCTTTTAAAAATTCAAACCAATCATAAACTTCTTGAGGTTCGTTACCAGTATCAGCAAATATTGCATAGTCAACAGGAGCGATTTCTCCATTGTATATTTTCATTAACAAAGTAGAACTTTGCACTCCAGCACCTAATGAAAGTATTCTTAAATCTGGCTTTTTTTCAGAAATGCTTTCATCTGAAAGTCTCATTTCTGCAAGATAATTCATAACTTATCTCCATAAACACATTTATCACAAATTATGAGAACATCTGATACTTTGAGTTCTTGTTTACATAACCTGCAAAAATATTTTTCTATCATTCTTCAAACCATTCTTCAGGAAAAGATTTATTTCTTTTTTCCACTTCCCACTCTTTAGCTTCCACATAGTAATCCAAGCGAACAATAAACCAACTAGATATTTTATCTATGATTTTACTTGTAGACCTAGCTAATTCCATAATCTTAACTTCTAAGGTTGCTGTAATCCAAAACCACATGATCCATCTTCCTCACTTTCTGTTGTACAATCTTCAGGTATTCCTGTAAATCCACCATGACCTTCTTCATCACACCTTACACCTGCACACCAAAAATTATAATGTTCTTGATATCCCATATTATGAACTAAGTCTGCAAATAAGTGATCTGGCATAGAAGGTTGTGGGATTGCAGTTCCACCCATCAATATAACAATTATAAATCCAATCATTCTTCCTCTCCCTTAACACCACTAACTTCTAAATTGAATTTAGGGTGCATATATTTAATGTCTTCTTCTGCAAGAGCTATTGCTCTTTCTTCTGTATCTACTAGGTAAGTAAGCTTACCTAATAAATATACTGTATGTTTTTTCATTCTTCTTCCTCCACTACTTCAACTTCAAGTTCTAAATCTAAAGGAGCATTTTCAAACTTTATGTCTTGAAATTCTCCATATCTTGTTATTATTTTAATTTTCATTTTTCCACTTTCTTTCCCATTTTTTTTCATTACTCCAGCACCATTTGCTAGAACTCCAATCATCCCATTGTACTCTTTTATATATATCTTGTGATAACAGTGATGCAAATAAAATATTGTAATATGGAGTTAATTGAGCTTTTTTAAATTCAAAACCTAGATCTGTTTTAGATGTAGGTCCTGTGTAAGGTCTACCATAACGCATCACTATCCATTCATCCCACATTGGCAAATCGTATTCTTCAGCAATCCAATTCCATGTCCAAGGCACAAACTGAAATACCCCAGAGTCATTATTGCCTTCAGCAGTTCTAACTGCGTCAGCTTTTCCTCTTGATTCACACCAACTAATACGAACAGCAGTATCAATATTTTCAAAATTAAAATGCTCTAAGAACAAATCTGAGTGATCACGCATTGATTGAGGTACTTCTCTCCTACATTCAATAGCAGTGTTAATAAATTGAGTTTCATTACCTATCAGGGGTGTAGAAAAACTTGCTAAGAATAGCATACATTCAGCTATCACATCTCTCCTTTGTTTGTTTAGCTTATATTAATTTTTTAGCGTCATCTACAGCTAAGTTTTTAGACTTACCTGCTCCTGTACCAATCAAAACATAGCTTTGCTTAGTACCAACTGATTTAACTTTAAATAAATCAGCTTCATGACTGCTCATATATGGATTCCACCTAACATGGATCATATAATCTCCAAAATGAATTTCTTCGTCTTGAAGTGCTTTTGCAGTATCGACATAAGGTACATTTACCAATATATCTCCTCTTCTATCTGATACTTAATTATAAACATAAAATTTGCAATTGTGCAATCTTATGTTACAATTTTATTATTGTAACAAACAAAAGGACATTATGAAAGTAATAAAGTATACACCGAAAAAATTAACTAAAGATCAATTAGTTGAATTATTTAATCAAACGCCATCTAAGACCAATATGGATTTAGGTAAAGAACTAGGGATTTCACGAGAAAGGGTTAGACAGCTTAGAAATCAATTTGGATTACCTAGCGTTAAGGAATTTAATCAAGATACATTTAGAAGAGCATTAGTAGCTATTGAAAATGGTTATGGAACATTAAATAGTAATTTATTTAAAGATATTCCTAATTTTTCAATTAAAAAACTAAGAAGCTGGATGGAAGCTGATCCTGAAGTAAAAAGGCAAGTAAGAATTGCGAATACTAAAGCGTATCAAAAAAGTTATCAACCTGATTATAAAGTATGTAAAGTTTGCAATGTAAATAAACCTATTGACGAATTTTATGTTTCAAAAATAGGAAGAGATAAAAGAAATAGAAAATGTAATCCTTGTAATATAAAGACTGTTCATAGTTACTATGAGAAAAGATACACACCTGAACCAATTGTTACAGAAAAAACTTGCAGTATGTTGAAAGAGTTTGGACCTTTGCCTGCAAGTTTCTTTTACAAATCTAGAAAGACAAGTACAGGATTGCAATATTCTTGTAAACAATATCAATATGCTTATGACAAATATAGGAATATGTATAAAAAAATTATGAATAATCCAAACGAAACAGAAAGAAATTTACAGCTTTCACAACTTGGTAATTGGAAAGCAAAAGCATTAGTAGAAGCACGAGTGGCTGTAAAAACAGATCTAGCAAAGCTGGAATCTTAATAAATATTCGGCTAGTATTATATATACTATCTGATTTGAAAATAGTCGGTGGGTTATTTAGTTAGACCAATCTAATTCCCCCCTGCCGACTGTTTTCTTTTATCCCACAATTCTCAATGTTATAATTGAGGTATGCCTAAATTAACCACTGCTCTTTTAAATGATTCTATAGATATTGAAAGATATTCAAGTACCGATACATTAGACGATAGAGGTAATATTTCTCAAGACTTTTCCTCTAGTTCAACAAGTGTCCAAGCAAGAATAGTATCTGCAAAAGATAGGACAGAAAGAGAAGATGATTTTTTATCTTCTGATCAGAAAAGATTGAGAATAACAATACCTTCAGATACAGATGTAACTGTAAGAGATCGGGTTGTTTATGATTCTATAACTTGGAACATAAGAGGAGTAGAACAGGTTAAAGATAGATTTGGAAATATATTTTATAAACAATTAATTGTTGAAAGTGGATATTAATGGCTTCTAAAAAAATTTACAAAAACGAGGTACAACAATCTTTAAAAGGAGCTTCTTTAAGAAGTTTTAGAATTACTGATACTTTGCGTAGAGCTAATAGGTATGCAGTGTATTCAGATCGTAAAATTAACGAAGTGGGATTACCTGGAGATGTAAATGAATTAAGAAGTTTTCTTTATACATTTTCTATCATTAGCAACGATACAAGAGCTTTGTTGCCTAATAATTTTTTAGATTCTTTAAATAGAACAAATTTAAGATTAGGTAAAGCAGTTGGAGACTTTAACGCTATTAGAAATACTTTGACAGGAAAATCTAGAGATTTTGATGTTGCAGGTATAGGGGAAAGAGCTGTGCGAAGAGTTGGAGGAAGAATTTCAGGAAGGCTAATGAATACTATTATTCCTAGTGGTAACGATGTTTTTAGTAGATCAGTATTTAGATCTATAAGGTCTGTTGCGGGTGCAAACTTAACAATAGAAATGGATAGATTTATTAAAGGTCAAAATGGTAGAGAAACTGCTTCTTCAAAATTAGCTGCCGATTTTTCTGGCTTAGTAGAAATGGGAGAGAATGCTTCATTGCAAGTTGCAGAATACATAAGACTAAAAGTTCAAGAAAACACCCCTATAGATACAGGTGCTCTTTTAAAATCACTTAAATTAAGAAAAGGTAGAAAAGGTGGGAATACAAAAAGACATACACCAGACTATACAGTTTCTATAGGAAATGTAAAACCAATGCCAGATCCTAAAGTACCTTATCCATGGATAGTTGAATTTGGTATTAACGAAGGTTATGGAAAAACTAAAATACCTTTTGAAAGCGTTTTCCCAACACCACTAAAATTCAGATTTTTATCAAGTGTTTCTGGACCAACACCAGAAGATAATACTTATTATGATGATTATAGCGAAGATAATAGAAGTCCTTATGATCGTGGACCTGGAAACTGGGGTAAAGGCGCAATGGTTAGAACTGCTCTTTGGAAGATTGTAAAAGATGCTAACAAGTATAAAACATTCTCAGTTGGTATACCTAAATATAAAACTAATCCAATGAAGGAAATTGTTTGGGATGTTGCGCAAAAGAAAGTAGATGAATATGAAAGATCAAAATCTATGAGAAACTGGGGAGTACCTTTCTAATGGCAATTGTTTTACCTGATTCGGAAATATTATTTAGAACTTGGGCTTTAGAACAATCTATAATCACTGATCAAGTTAGCACAAGAATAGCTACTAGATTGCCTTCTAATGCAACTCTACCTTTTGCGGTTATTAATTTAATGAGTTCTTCTGCAGAAAATATAGATAGCGCTCCTTTATGGATTTCAATGATAGAAGTTAGTTGTTATGGAGGTAAATATGGATCTAACAATAATAAGCCGAATCCTGATTTTGCTTCTGCTTTTAATTTAGCAAATGCTTTTGTAAGAAGTGCTTTTGATTTTGCTGGAAAAAAATACACTATCAATGGCGTAGAATCAAGACTGGTTGGATTCAACCCAATAGAAGGTCCATACAGAATAGAAGATACAGACACAGAATTAGCACGCTATAATGTAAGTATTGGAATGTATTATGGAGAAGCATAATGAAAAAAATTAAATTAAATCCATTAATAAGAGTTTTCGATGCTATAAGAGATGAAAAACTTGATCTTATCATAGGAAAAGATTGGGTAGAAGTAACTGAATCTGATTGGAAGAGAATGAAAGAAGCTCAGACCAAACAGGGAGATATTTTACTTCCTACTTTTACAGCAGAAAATGATGGTATGGGCGAAATTAAATCACTTGTTAGTGAGAAAATTGCTGTGAGTGATGAGATGGAAGAGCTAGAAGAGGAAGCCTACGAAGTAGTAAAAGAAGAGGAATGACAAGTTCCTCATAAGTTATAGGTAGGTATAAGTAATGGCACAAAGTATTACAGAAGTTCTTTTGGGAACAGGTACGCTATACACTGTGTTGGAATCAGATTTAAATGGAGGTAGCCCAACTGCTAGCTTCCCTGCAGATCCTGATGAAACACCAAATAGCTCATATTTCACTGATATCGGATATTCCGAAGGTGGATTCTCATTAGAATATGACAAGACATTTGAAGATGTCATGGTTGCAGAAGAGATTGATCCAATTAAGACAATCAAAACTGCACAAGAAGTAAGAATCACAGGAGAATTAGCTCAAGCTTCTCTTGCTAACTTGAAGTTAGCAATGGCTGGTGGAACAATCACACCATCAAGTCCAGAAGCTGGTTATTCAACAATGGTTCCTCCAACAACAGACTCATTCTTAGAGTATGGTCTTTTGTTAAGAGTTAACGCACCAGGTACAGATGAAGCTGGAACTGCTAAAGCTAGAGACATTCAAGTCCCTAGAGCAGTTAACATTGGAGCTTTCTCTATGGTTCATGCTAAAGCACCTCAGAAGGTAACAATCACTATTGAATATAAAGTGTTGAAGCCAAACTCTGATGCACCATTTAGCAATATATTTAAAGTAATTGATGCTGTCTAACAGCATTTAAGATAGGAGAGTTATGTCAGAATTTAAGGATTTCGATAAAGCTTACGAAGAGCTTACAGAAAAAACGCTAGACTTTAAGGTAGCTGGAAAGAAATATAGTATTCCTGGACAGCTACCAGCTAGTGTCGTTTTAGGACAATTGTCAATTTTGAATGATCAAGGTTTAGTTGATCCTAAGATGATAGGTAAATTCTTGGAGCAATTGTTAGGAGAAGAAGTTCTCAAGGATATGATGGATAATAAAGTATCTTGGAAACAATTGGAAGAATTATTAAATTGGCTTTTGATTCAGTATCAAGTTATTGCTGATCCAAATGCTCCTGCTGAAGAAGCAGTTGAGGGAGACGAAGACTCCCCAAAATAAGTATCTCTATTGATGATGTCTTAAATAGATTTTCAGCAGTAGAGGCAGATTTCCATCGTTTCTATAAACTTGATCCGATGATTATCTCTTGGCGAAAGTTTAAAGTGCTTTTGTTCTCATTAGTGTCTCAAGAATCATCCTTTTATGCTCCATATCACGCAGAAATGTATGAGGAAATGAAAGAAAAAAGTAGCAAAGAATCTGATTTCACAAAAAATAAACAAAAGACAAAAGTTTCTTTAGATGTTGCTATGGGCGAACTTGGATTAGAGAAAGAGTAAAATATGGCTAGATTTGATATTGTAGTTGGCGTAACTACAATGCTTAAAAAAGCGGCAGGAGAAGTTTCTGCTTTTGCTGGTAAAGCTTCACAAGATATAGCCAAAATAGGAAAATCAATGTCTAGTGCTGCAGGCACAGCAGCTTTGGCTTCA